CGTCCCAAATAGTCATTACTTGAGTTTAGCAGGGCCGGGAAATTCAAATGAAAAATCATCAAACTCATTAAGGACACTACGATTGGCATGAGTACCATAGGACTCTTCCTTTACCACATCACCAAATGTTGCACGATTAGAAAATGGTACGTGCGTAATATATCCATCAGTGACACCTTTAACATCAGGATTCACATGATAGTGATAACCTTTTCCTTTTTTCATCATTTACTGTCTCCTTGAAACTGTTTAAGAAATTCAAATATTTCTTTAGTTGTGTTTTCTTTTTCCTTGCCTTGCTGCTTTTCAGCTTCAATAGCTAATTGTGTAAGAGCTTCAAGGGCTTTAATATCTTGCTTACTGTTCCGATCTAGTTCGGATTTCTCTCGTTTAAAGTTATCAGTAGAGTTAGTTTTCAACATACTAATAATCTGTTCATTCTCTTCAAGCTCAAGTTTCTTATTCTTCAGTTCCATGTCAGCCGCTGCAATAGCAGTATCATTCTGAAGTTTCTGTTTCTCAAGTTCTACCTTGGCTTGCTCAAGCGCAACTAGTTGCTGCTCTGGCGACTGTGCTATGCCCATAGCTATGTTAGCATTAAGAACCTGCTGTGCAGCTTGTGCTGTAATCATCTCGATTACCTGTGGGTTACGTGCAGCATCTGGTTCAGCTTCCTGCATCAACTGCTGAGTCATGCCCGCTACCTGTTCCTGATACTTCATAACAGAATGTTCCTGAATGTTAGCTTCAAGAATAGGACGTAACCTTCCCATAATAGGATTCGATCCGTTCATGGGGTCTTGCAGATAAGCCATCTTAGTCTGGATATGTGCATCATGATTTTGCCCAGCAAATGCCCCGATAGGGATACCTTTTGTTGCGGCCATGATATCAGACACAGGGTCCATAGCTTGAGGCTCAATCTTAGGAGGTAGTATCTGTTCTAGATTGGGCATATTAGCCGCATGCAGAATAGTTCTATTCAATGCTTCTAGGTTAAACATTCCCGGTGGGGACTGTTGTGCCATCTGTAACGCCATGTTAGCCAACATCATACGATGGGCATTGGATGGAATGTTAGGATCAGATACAGGGATAATATCTACGCGACCATCAAAGTCTTTTCGGAAAATACTACGAGACTCAAAGGGGACATCATATGGATATTCGTCAGGCAAGTAATCATAGTTAATACTGGCAAGGATTCTAAATTCATCCTTCTGTGATTTATGTACTCGCTTATGAATAGCCGAGAAGAACTTGCTACTGGCTTCAAGCAACGCCATGGTCGTACCAACGGGTCCATAAGAGGCAGCATCAGAAATTACTTGCTCTGTGCTATCTGCAAACTTTTGTCCTGTCAAAGCTACAAACTGTAGCATCTGGTATAGAGTTGAGGAAGGCTCTTTATAGGGTAGGGGAACAATAGCCTTTGATAAATCTAAACCAGTTGCTTCAACCTCTTTGAACTCGCCCGGACTGATTGGATCATTATCTCCAACAATCCTGACACCCTTAGCCTTAAAACCACCCGGAAGATTAGCAAACTGACCTGCATCTATGAGAGACCGCATCGCTGCTGTCGCACTCATTGTTAGATTTCCAAGGAAATGAATTAATCCAAGGCCGTAGAAACCAAAACCGGGAACAAACCTGTAATGAACAAAGTGACTCCGCTTCTCGCGGTTAGGATCGTCTTGCTCATAGTTTCTACGAATACTTAGTACCTGTCGAGAACCCTGCTCAACAGTTACAATATATGGAAGTGTTTCGTCAGCATCTTCAATGTCTAGATAACAATGTTGTTCCAGTAAGACATACTGAGGATCATTATCATAATCAGGATTAAAACCAAGAATAGTATCAATCTTCTCTGCAAAAGAAGTGCTCCCTGACTGAGAAGGAGTAGGAAGTTCCGTGTCTTGATATACTCCTGCATTGATATCTCTTTGAATATCTTTAGGACTACGATATATTACGTGCGTATATCTGTCAGCATTTCGAAGATCGGTGGCATAGTAAGAAACATAAAACTGGTCAATAGGAATAAACTCTGAGACAGGTCGCTTGAGTGTAGAGCTATAGTAAATCTTTTTAAACGCTGAACCAATCAATGGGAGGTGGAAAAGCATTCTTTCAAATTCATCAAAGTATTCTGGCATCTGCTCAGTAACCTGATAGTTCATAAAGTTCTGAACACGGTTAGCTTGCATTTCCTTTTCAGGAGTAGCGTCGCCTAGAATATTTGCTTTTACTGGACCACTCGCAGGAAAGAGTTCCTGTGAAGCCTTTGACTGAAACTTAACAGCCGATTCAATTAGTAGTGGGTGAACTGCTGTACATGCGCCCTCAAAAGGTTCTGATCCTTGTTCTAGCTTTAAGCCTAGCAAATCAAACCCACGTTCAAACATGGACTCCCATTCAGAACGGGACTCCTTATCTGCTTGAAAATTATCTATGACCATACGGCCAATCTCAAGAAGTTCTTCTTCTTCTAATGTTTCTGTTAAATCACCATACCACTCAGCAACTTCGTCAGTTGCTTCCATGCCCACAGCTTCAGAAAAATCTACAATGACGCCATCACCTTCAGGATCAATTTCAATACTTGCTCCTGTTTCAGACTCTTCCATGAGAGGAATTACATTATTCTCTTCTACAGGAATCGTATCGAAAGGATTACGTTCAGTTGCCATTATGCTGTTCCTTCATTATAGAATGCCCCTAATTCACACGGGCGATGTGATCGTCCAGATCACTATTAAATCCTAACATTGGTGCGCCCGAGCCGGGGCCATAAATCTGGTTTAATATGTCTTCTAGTCCTGTATCAGCTACTCTCTGTTCATTTGTTAATCGTTTAACTTTCCTGACTTCTTCTGCTGTCACTTCTTCAATAGGGACGTTCTTAAATGCTGCAATCTTCTTTTTAATAATGTAATCATCACCGCCATAGTCGTCCTCGTTGATGCTATCATCCGGGGACTGATCTCCATAAGTATCGCCATACGCAGCTACACCTTTACTAGCGCCAATATTAATAGAGGGCGTATCAATACCTAGAGCCCTAGCCGCCATACCTAATGGTAAACCCAGCACCAAGCTCGCCACATCAAGCAAGCCTACGTTAATACCTTCTCTGACGCCCTGTCGGGATTGGTGTAAGGCTCTCTTTTCAAAAACAGACTTTGGTGTGAAGTATGGAACAAAATTAGGGCTTTCTGGATCAAAAGTTGGACTAATATCAGGGAATGCATCAATGTCAAACGTATCAGGACCGCCTTTTGTTGGTCCATCACCGCCCGCGTCATCACCGCCCGCACCCGGACTATCGCCACTTCCTGTATCTTCTCCGGGGCCGGTTGCGCCCTCTTCCGAAGTACCTTCACCTGCACCGTGTCCTACATAATAAGATGGAATACCATTTACTTCTTCACCGCTACCGCCGACTGCTTTTAATAAGCCCCCTTCCTCAGGAGTGATATAGGATAGCGTGTGTGGCTGACCATTAATATTCAGATTTTGCTGAATACTAGATAGACCACCTGTAGGCATGTAGTCCATGCTAACTCTAAGCATAGGTGGACGCTTTTCTAATTTTCTGGATATTACTTCTTGTGCATATTCAAATAAAGACATTTAATTCCCCTAGACATTTGTCTTACCTAACCCACTATAGTATATCATACTAAACTAGAATGTCCAATAGGTAGTTTTCTTTTTTCTAACTGGTTCATCCCAATTAGGATCATCAGGATGTGCAAGGTTCCATGAGTCCCGCATATAATGCACAGCCATAGTCAGTGCATCTACCTGATCATCGTGAGCCGCATTTGGAAAGCGTACTAGCTCTTCTATCAAATCATCTGCCCACTTCTTGGAGGAAGGCATCCACAGCCTACCCGCTTCCATGATGGGCGTAGCTGCATAAACTCTGGATACCTTATCTCGATCTGGCAGGTATTCCATGATGGGTAAACCTGATCTACGTAGGTCTTGAATCAAAGACTGTCCACTTGCTTTCTTTTCAATCATGCAGACATCAGGCCTATACTGAGTGTATAGCTTCTGTGCAATACGTCTAAGCTCTGGGTACTCAAATCTACCCTTGACATTACCAAGTAAGATTAGGTTAGAGGCATAATCCTCTATTCCTTCTTCATCTTGGTCATACATGTAGAAGATGCCCCATGTCTGGATAACACTATAATCAGCCGTGTTACTTGTAGAAAAAGCCGTGTCCATAGTTTGTATAATAAACTCACAGGTCGGCGGTTCCTCCTGATCCCACTCCTTAATCCACTTCTTTTTTATTAACCCGCCCTCTTCTGGTGTCGGGTCTTGCATATACAAAGAGTTCCAGTACCTGCTGCCATTACTGGCCTTGATCTCATGTTCATCAATACGTAGTATGGCGTCAGACTTCCATTCTGGAAAATAACTATGCCCTACTGGTAAATCCAGCAAGTCTGCTGCTTCTTCATCCAGCCATGCAGGAATCTTAATCACTTCCCATGGGATCGTCTCATAGTCACCCATATCTTCTTGCTGTCTTAGTAGCCATCCGCAAAGATCATCATGATGGTAGCGTGTATTAATAATAACAATTGCACCATTGGGCATAATACGTGTCCGTAGACCAGCAGGATACCATTCTTTAATGTATCTTCTACCTGCATTTGAATATGAATCCTCTTCAGACATCACA